AGAATATTCGTATATGCTCATCCTATCTTGCACATCTACATCAGATGTGTTACCAATATACATTTCAGCTAGAGTGTCGAACAGGTCTCCCACAGGATAGTTTTCTGGAGAAAATATTCCCCACTTCCATCCGTATAAAACAGAGGCATTTAACATTATCTGCATAGCCATCATTGTTTTACCTGAGCCTGGGATCCCTGTCCACACATCTAACTCTGAAGTTCTAAGGGTATAGTGATTGTCTAAAATTTGATATCCTGTAGTTAGTCCTTTCTTCTTACCGTTATTGAATACATCTATCATGTAGTCTTGCTCAGATCTAACAGTAAATATACCGTCTACTGGATATGGTTCAGCATCTTTCAATACTTTTTCAAGAGCTAACACACCTTGATCTACAAGCATTTGGTTAGCATCTTTGATCTCGTCTGGGAACTTTACAACGTAACATCTCTCTCTACCTATCCTTCTACTAAGTTCTTCTAACAGAACTCTTCCGTTTACATCGTTGTCAGAACATATGTATACTTTTTCTATGTCTTTAAAATATTCCCAGCAGTTGTCTAGGTAAGAGAACTTATTGTCATAGTTTTTAGTTCCAGGATTTGGTGCACCGTCAGGAACCGACAAACAGTTCTCTATACCTATTTCATTAAGGGAAAGCTTGTCCATCTCACCCTCTACTATATATACCTCTTTGTGATCTTGTATATCATCAAGACCGTAGAATATCTTTTCAGCATCTTTGTGTTGCTTAAAGTTTTTTTCTGCGTCTCTGTATTTCACATTTACAAGCTCTCCATCTCTAAAATAGTTGAAGCATATAACATTTCTATTTTCGGAAACTTGTGGCATATATTCCTTTTTCTGTGTTATTTTATTTTTTATTAATATCTTTTGAGATATACCTCTAGACTTAAACCATTCTAACATCTCATCTGATAATCCAGTGGAGTTAGTCATTACGGGTCTAGAATATTCTATATCTTTTTTCTTTTCGTATGTTTTGTACTGATTAATAATTCCACTATCTCCGCAGTGGTGACACAAATATGCTCCAGTCTCTGCGTTTATGGCTAGGCATTTCTCGTTGGGTTTTTTGCGATCCCCAGAACAATTATGACATATATGTCTTACCTCCCCTTGTGTTTTATTAATTCGTATTCTATCATTATTTAGGCTCATTTAAATAAATCGTTTACATTAAATTCTTGTTTCTTTTTCTCCGCCACTATTTCTTTTTCATCTTTCCAGTATTCTCCATTCAACCATGTCAGTGGATTCTTTCTAAATTTTGGGTCAGGAGTTTCTTTTACATATGTAGGTACAGCATCTATTATGGTCTGCATCGTGGCTACCCCATACTTAAGAAACTTGTCCTGACATTTCTGCATACCAGTTTTTTTGTTATACAGATTCCAAAATGCTCTGAACATGGCTAGCTTTGTTTCTCTGTCGCTTTTAGTTTCTGTGCTTGATGATAGTGTGACTAGATCTTTGCACTTGAAGTGTGTGTTTAGGTTTTGAAAAACTCGGCTACATTCCTGTTCAGTATCGTATATAATATCCAGAGGTTTGTCATGACTTTTCCTAATTATGTATAGGATTCTACCTTCACAAGAAAAACCTGCGATTGAGTTGCTGTCAATAGATGTGTGTTCGGATATTTTTAAATACATAGTTTCATGTTTTATTAAAGGGGGAAACCCCTATTTCCCCCAGTTGTTATGTTAAAATGGTAAAGGTTCTTTTTTAGTCTCCTTTTTTTCAGTCTGAGGTTCAGGCTTGAAAGTATTTATTTTAACATAGTGAGTCTTACCATAATCATTAGCACCGTCTCTGTTGGCACCAATAGTTAGGTTGACATATTTTTTGCCATTATACTCATACACATGATCCTTTAGTTTTGCTAGATCAAGTGAAAAGTTAATTAGCGATCTTCCTTCATCGAAGACCTTTTCTGTACCGCTTCCGCAGTAAATGTTTTCATTATTCATAATAAAAAAAATTAGTTAGTTAATTAATAAATTTCTCCAAAGCTTCCATTCTGCTTTCTAATGCTAGAATTTTATAATGGAAAGACTTTAGAGTTCCTTGAGTGTTGGTATAATCAACACCCGTATCATGGGGATCATCTATCCTTAGATTTTCCACCACGTACTTGTATTTGTCAGCATAAGATAAGTCAAACTTTAGATCTACATCGTGCATTTGAATGCAGTGCATAACTGAAGTATGATTTTTGTATCCTATCTTGACAGCTATTTCTTCAAGCTTATAGTCTAATTTGTTATACATCATATAGCATAACATGTTTCTAGCTTGAACATATTTTCTTTTCCTACCACCCGAAGCCATAATATTATTTGGAGTAACAAAAAATTTCTCACAAATCAACAGCATGTTGTTAGTAAAAGATTTATCTCTTAAGCTATTCTTTAATGTTAAATAGTTCTCTAATAGTGTACTCATAGTCTTTTGATTTTAAGTGGTTTACAAGATCTTTACAATTCTTGATTGAAAACAGATCAGGTTGTTTTAAGTATTTTCTTACTGTGGGTACAGACAATCCAGTTATATCTGCTACCTTATTTTTTGTGACTTTGCAAGTCTTTAATGTTTTTAATAATGTACTCATGATTATAATTTTATAAAGTGTCTTTGTGTATATGATCATACGGATCAAAAAGTTTTTCAATGAAGAACAAACTGTAGGTTTGTAGTAGTGTTTTGTATTTCATTCTGCCTTCTTCTAAAAATTCATCGCTACAAGAATATATAGCCATATTATACGGAGCCGACTTCTCAATAACAATAAACCAAAACTGATCAGCACCGAAACCGTCAAGGTAAAAAGATGCTTGTCTATCGTATCCATATTTGTAAGCTGAACTTCTGAATCCGTCAGGACTAGCATCACTGGTAGTTTTTATATCCACAAGAATGTTTCTGTCCTTATTCCAGTAGTCAGCCTTTCCCTTGCAAGGTACATTCATGTCTGGATCATTCCATATATTTACCTGTTCTGCTACACCTCCAGATAGCATTTCCATAGCTTCTATTGAAGAGTTCAGTCTATTCCTCATGCCCTCAAGTGATTCATGCTCATCCTTAGATATTATTGTCATGCCTTCGTGCATAGTTAGAAACTTTTGATACTCTTCCTTACCCGCCTTAGTTCTTTTGTTAACATCAGGTTCTACCACCACTTGCTTTTTATACTTATCGTATTCAAGCATACACATATGGAATGCTGATCCAAAGTTCAAGGCTTTTGTTATAGGTCGATCACTGGGATTATCTCTATAATGCTGATAAGTGGCTGGACTTTTCTTAATTAATCCAAGCTGTGAGTTAGTTACAAATGAGTAGTCGCTGTAGTATACCTCGTCTGAGGCAAACTTTTTTATTATTTCGTCCATAATTTTTATGCTGATTCGTTAATAGCTTTTGTGATTCCGTCTTTCTGTGCCTCAGTCATATCATAGTTATCCATGTGGGTGATAACTAAAGCTTTATTACCATCTTTTATAGACTTCATCATAGCTTGATAAACTTCTATAGTCATTTTCTTTTTAGAAGATCTAGAATTTTGTTTTTTGATTGCTATGTCCACTTCGTTAGCAGAAGCTACAGACTCATCAATACCTATCCCAAAGTTAGCCAATGCTCTACCCCATGATGATGTCTCACAGTTTTCTACATAGCTTGTTTTATTAATAAAACTAGCAGACTTTTCTTCGTGTGCATGTCCAGTAGCTAATACTTTACCATTTTCATTTATTATGTCTGATTTAATAACTACCATTTCGGAGTCAATGTGTGTGATCTGACTTGTTAGTGAATGATTAGGATAGTTAGATCTAAAGTATTTAAGTCTTTCATTTACTTCTACATACTTTTTGCCTTTGATATTTATAGTTTTTAGTTTAGTCATTTTAATTTAATTTAAGTTATTTTGTTGCAATATAGCAAATTATTTTCATATACAATACAAAAGTGAAATTTATTTTTTGAAAGATTCATATAATAAACCTACACAACTTTTTACTATCGTATATATTAATATTAACACTATTGAAGAACATACTAGAACTTCAAACAGAACTGTCCCATATATTAGGTAGTCCCATAATTTTGGATCATCATACATAATTTAATCTATGTCTCCGTCTGCGTATCCACATGCTTCTGCGTCTACATTAGGGAAGTTTTGATTTATAAATGATCCGTAGGATCTATACCACTCAATTTCTTCTTCAAGTTTATTTATAAAACTTCTCTTGTCTTCTTTGGATAGTACAGTCATACCTTTTTCTGTTAGCAATTCTTTTGCTAGATCTAATTTTCTCTGCTCCTCTCGGAACGCTTCAAATGTAGAGTTACTTATTGCATCAGGTATAAACTTTTCTTCTTTTTCTAATTCATTCTCATTTGGCTGAGAGTTTGCGTATTCTAAATCGTTTCTTGTTTCCATAATTTTATTTGTTTTAAAGACC